ATCGTATGCGTGAATAGATTGAATAGCCGTATTTGACCATCCCAAATTTTGTTTTTATATGCTGGTGTGAATTGATGATTCGGAACCGCGAATGTGAAGTATTGATTTAATTCCTTGGCAATACCACGTTCGCATGTTATTTTAACATAAACCGAATTTAGATCTTCAATTACCAGATCGGACATACTAGTATTTATTACTGACCACTAGTGAACTTTGTCCAGTCGATAATGGAGCGAATTGTCCACTGTCTATTATTGATTATCTTAATGACATTCTCTAAGTAGCTTACCTTCTCTTTTTGGTATTCTACTTTCATCTTTTGACGAATCACTGCGCTGTCTGATTCTATTAAACGGTCTAAGTCTTGCTTTAGAACGTGTAGATCAAACTGTTCCCAATCATTTTCTTTGAGTTCATCTGCACTCATTCTTCCGCTATAATACAACCACTTTTTAGTCTTCAGACTATCTAGTTCTGTATTCATTCGAGTTAAAGAGAGCTTTTCTTCCATGAAGAAAATCAAATACTTATTATGAATTTGTGGTGTTCGTACAGATTCTCTATCGAGTTGAGTCTCGTCTAGAGAAATGTCTTTTTTAATCATTTCTTTTAATTCATCAAAAGTCATAATGTTCAATTATATCACAAGTCAAGGAGAAGTCAATACATTGAATTCATAATATGTGTATGTAAAATCTACAGTGGCTAATATAGGAACATTGTCTACTGCAGTTATTGAAAACGGAAGTTCAGACAGTGCTGATGGATATGCGTATTTAAACACTACTTCAAATTTAGCGTTATATGCACTGTTGGTTATGAGTAAAGTTATATCAGAATATTTATCATGATGCGGTAAATGATTACTAGAATCTGTATAGTTGCCTAAAGCTTTAATCCAATTATAAATTTCTTGCCAACTTCGCATAGACTCATCTACTAAAAACTGCACTCGTAATGGCTGAAATGTATAGGCATTTCCAGGAACAGGAATATTAGTGCTTAATGTTGTTGGTTGTCTTAATTCTGCGATGTTAATGGAAGGAAGCGATACTGCTTGAGCAAAGTATGATACTGTTGGTGCTCTACTAATTGCCAATCTAAAATAATTAGTACTCAGGTAATTATGTGTAGCTGGTCTACTTTTATCTGTTAGAAAATCGGTATCTATTGTCATAGTAGTATTTATCCAAATAGAAAGGGGAGAGTCTTTCGACCCTCCCCAATCTTCTCCCCAGTTTAGTTACTTAGAATCAGAGTCCGAAACCGGTATTACCATGTAGGTTGGTTACTTGGAAAATACGGTAGTACTGATTAGAAGCTAGAGCATTGATGTTGGTGCTCTCTGCGAACGGATTGGCTACCATACCGTAACGGGTCTTGAACCCGATCTTTGGCTGGAAGGTATTCTGATCGACTGCACGAACCATTTGGAGCGGAACGTATGGGCAATAGAAAATACCAGCATCGTATGGTGACGAACCACGATAACCGACTACGCAATAGTTAACACCAAGTTTGGCATACGGATCAATGTAAACCTTGATCTTGTTATTGAGAACACCGACAAAGGTGTTACCAGTATCATCGACATCAAGATTTGCAGTCACAGCAGGAGCAAGATTCATGAAACCACCCATTGTGAGTGCGCTTGCAACGTCACTTGAGCAGATCATGAAATTACCCTTACCACGACGAGTTTCCTTAGCGATTACGTTGCATTCACGTTCGATTTGGAACATGAGACCACGGAAACGCTCAGCACTCCAACGACCATCCGAGTCGGTGTTGAGATCGTAAACACCACCAGCGGTGGCGGTGAGATCTGACTGAGTTGCACCAGTCTTAGCAACACGGTAGATGGTGTGAATTAGTTCGCGATTGATTTCATTGAGAATTTCGGTGCTAAGAATATTAGCAAGTTCACTCTCAGCGTCAAGTCCGTGAACGGCCTTGAGATCTTGCGCCAACTCAGTTGTGTACTCAGCTTTGAGAGCGCGAGTCTTTGCTTCGACTGCGATGCGCTCAATGCTAAATGCCATTTCCTTGAATGGTGTCGCACCACCAAGATCTTCACCAACATTAGTCAAGAATCCACGGAATGCGTTGATATCATAATTAGTGTCGCGAATACCAAAGTTTGCAGAAGTGCTAGCATCACCAACACCAGCTGATGCACCGATTGGATTAATACCACCTGTTGCAGAGAAAGCTGCACCAATAGAAGTATTACCAGAACCACCGAACTTAGAGAAGGTTTCTGCGTATAGAGCTTCTGTAGCAAGGGCACCACTCTGAGCATTGTATCTGCTACGCATTGCAAAGATAAGGCCGGTTGGAGCAGTCATCGGCTGCACACCTGCAATATCATAAGCAATGAGATTTGGCATCGAACGACGAACCAAGCTGATCAAGATCGGATCGTAACCAGCGAGTGCTGAGGTTCCTGATCCTGCTTGACCACCAGCAAAACCACCACCACCCATTACGTTGGCAGGTGCTTCGACAAGATATTGCTCGCGAAGAGCCTTCTCTTGATTCTCTAATAGTACAGCGGTAACTTTGCGCTTGTAGCTATCCCCAATTACGGGAAGTGCGTCATGTGAAAGTAGGGGTTCCCACTTTTCGGTAAGTACGTCATACGACGATGTAGTTGAAAAATCCATTTCTGTATCTCCTTATTATTTGTGTGGAATTAGATTTTGTTCTGTTTAGCAATACGATCCAAAGTACTCATGTATGCGTTCATACTTGAACTAATATTCTGAGTGATTTGTTTGTTTGTTGTCTCTTCGACAAGCATATTATTTGTGGTAGGAACAGTGTTGAAATAGCTGCCCTTTAGAATGTTGAGTTTCTCTTGATACTGATCAAGGCTTTCGAAATCTACGCCTTCGGCGAGAGATGCAAATTTTGAAACCTCGACATCAGATAAACCTTCTGAGACATTAGCGAAGATGTTACCAGCTTCGTATGCCAATAGTTGTTTCTTGAGTTCGATGTTTGATTGAATCTGCTCATTGAGATTGGTTTCGAGTTCTTCGTTTTCTTCGAAGAGGCCATCGATAACATCATATTTCTCTTCTGGAACTTCGATGTAGTGAGTCTCAAAGAGTTCCTTGAGTCCAGCCATGAAGTTCTCTGCGATCTCAGTGCGAACACCGTTCTCGACTGCGAGTTTGTTGTCTTCCATCCACTCTTCAACGACATACCCTAGATAGTCATCAAGACGAGAAGATAGTTCATTGACTGCAGTCTCGACTTCTTCCTGAACAACAGCAGCAGCTTCAGCTACAACTTGTTCGCGAAGGACGTTGACGCGCTGATTAATAGCTGCTTCAAAGATGGTGGTAGCTTTGGTCATGAATTCTTCGGACAATGATTCACCATCGAAGAGAGCTTCGAGATGCTCTTGCATCTCTTTCTTGGTATCTTCCTCTTCACCTTCTTCAGCCATTGCTGGTTTAGCACCTCCTAGTGAGTTGCCTTCACCACCTGGTCCTGGAGCAACGCTACCGGGACGAAGTGTGCCTTGATTGGCAGCGGAATTAGGATTGAAGTTCTGAAAGGGATTTACTTGAACACCTTTTCCAGATGCATCTTTGGTGTAAGTCATTGCGTCCATAGCCATATTGTTTTTCTGTTCCATATTTTTCCTATCCTCTTATTAAGAGCTAAAGTTATTTAGTAAAAGTTTGTTTTTAGGTCGTTTACCGATGGTCATGCTGTGATATCATTTTGTACACTCTATAGTATCTCTCTTCTGGAATTGGTTTTCTTCTTGCTGTAAGAGCACCAATACCAGCACCTAGAAGTCCACCAACTGGCCCAGCAACAAGATTTCCAAGTACTACTCCAGCACCTGCTCTTGCCAGTCTAGTTCCTGCGCGTGGATCAAATCTACCCGGTGTTGCAGAAACTGCTGGTGATGTTGCTGTTGCAGCAGATCCTGGAGTTCCCGGTGTTTTCATAGAATTGTATATACTTACTGCGGCTTTTATTCCACCATATAGAAGTTGTCCGGGATCACCATATCGATCTGGTCTTCTATTTGGGTGTTGTTTAGCCCAAGCATTTCCCATTCCACTGATCGCATCAGTAACATCCTTAGCACCCGTCATGAATCTTTGTTGACGATCTGAAACCCCATTTGAAGTTGCAGCTGGGGGTGGTAGTGGTGACGATGATCCAGATCCAGTTGGAGGTGGTGGAAGTGGTGGTGGGGATCCAGATCCAGTTGGAGGTGGTGGAAGTGTCGGTGAAATAACAGGTGGTGTTCCGGGATACTGAGTTCCTAAATTTCGCCTTCCGGTAAGCTTTGCATTGAGCTTTGCATCGTGCTTTTGCTTGAACGCTATCAACGCTGCTGCTCTTTGTTTTGGATCATTTATTACTCTATTACCTTGTCGGCTTGCCAATACGTTTCTACCCACACGAAACTGAATTGGTGCTTGTTGTTCATCACTTAAATCATTAAAGTTCGTCCCAGAACCAGGACCACCACCTGGCGCTAAAATTCTATCAGGATTATCATCAGCAAAATCAGTTCCGGGTTGAACCCATGCGCGGCGCCCAGCAGGATTTCTCATTTGTACATAATCTATAGGAATTCCAGGCGGTTGTATAGCTTCGTCTATTGTTATAGTGAAATTGTATGGATTGAATCTAAACATTAAAGTTTTCTAAAGAAATTCTCAAATAGGGTTAGTGCTTTTTTCTCTAGATTCTTGGTAGATGATTTCTTTATGATGCGTTTTGCTTCCATCAAATCTTGTTCATACCATGAACCATTATTCCAGACCCATTCTTTACCTTCCATGATGCCATTTACAAAAGCACCGGGAGCAGAAGGATCTGCAACGATATCAATAGCAGATAACATTAAATCTGGTTGAACGATCTTTTTACCATTTTGTTCGATGAGGGAACCCATCGCACGAGAGCTTACACCGAGCTTAGCACCCTCTCTAATGAGTTCTGCAGTAATTTTGCCCATAGGAGTGCTTTCCATGATTTTTGCTTTTCCGTAGCACTTTGGGCCACGAAATTCTAACATGGTAATTCTATGGCTAACTCTGTCGAGATTGATCGTTGGACCAGTTGGATGTCCAAGTTCACCGAATGCTCTATTGTTATTCACAAACTCGGTGATGTATCTACCGACTTCTTTGTTTAGAGTATCGAATGGATACACTCGACCATTGCGGTTCATCTCATCCGATACCATGAACACACCCTCGATGAACATCGATTTTTTATCATCGGTGCCTTCGGTAATGTACTTAATGTCTTCTATAGTTTCGGTAATGAGTTTCATTAGTTGGCTTTTCTTCCTTTAAACTTCTTGCTTTCGCTCATGCTGGTTGGAAAGAATGCTTTTCTATTCATTTTCTCAGCATCATTCTCCCCAGAGTTTTCTGATGAAGTACCATATTCGCCTTTTTCATCACCATCATCTTCGTCGCCTTCATCACCCTCATCCTCTTCTTCTTCTTCTTCTTCTTCTTCTTCTTCGTCACCTTCATCTTCGTCCTTCATAGCACGAGCGACAGCAGATCGACGATTCTTTATGTAATCATCGCTCTCGTCAGAATCCCCGTCATTGTCAACATCTTCGTCTTCTTCTCCTACTTTATCAAGTTCTTCATCCTTCTTTTCATCTAGAAAAGTCTCAGGAGCATACTCTTGGAACTTAGACTGAAGACGCTCAGATAGCTTCTGCAGAAGAATCTCGGTAGCAATCTTCTTGGATTCAATTATGTTTTCTTGAATGACGCTTTTGATTAGTTTGTTTGTGTCCATTTTTATCTCCCGTATAACTTTTCTGCAGTTTGAACTGCTTTTTTAAATCCGTACTCAGATTCCTGAATTAGATTTACTAATTTGTCTTTGTGTAAACTATTTAGAGAATTGTATAGTTCTGCTAGGTATTTAGCCATTTGTGGAGTTAGTTCTAAACTAGAACCATCTCTTGCTGTCATCCAATGAGTTCTATTGGAAGTTATTGCACTATTTACCTCATTAATTGGCATATAGATCTTTTTGCTAGGTTCTATGACTGCTTCTTTAATGATTACTGGTTTTGATTCAAGCTTAGTATGTTCAAACAATTTTTCTGATTCATCAATGTATTTGTTGCTGACTTGAATAGACATCTTATCTTCAAGAATGGAATATAGTTCCTTCTTGAATAATTCCTTGTCGCTCATCATGAGTGCTACAAATTCTGGTTTAATGCTCATTATTGCTGCGGTGGGGGTTGACCACCATCCTGTTGTTCCGGTTGAATTCCAAGAGACATTTGCTGTTGCATCATTTCTACTTGCTTAATCATAGCTTCCTGCTGCTCGTTTGCAATTTGAGCATTGATTTCTATGATTTCTTCATCAGTTTGCTTAAGTATAGATTTACGAATGTATTCATCTGAATAATATCTGCCAACATACGGCGTAAGATTATTTAGCATATCCATTCTGTCACGCATGATGTCATTTTCCTTCAATTCATTAAAGTATGAGTCTTTATTAAACTTGAAAGTAATGTCGTGCTGAATCTTACTCCACTCATCCTCTGTCATGATTCCCTTGAGAATCACTTGAGTCTTGAGCATGTCTACTAGCATAGATGCAAAACGAAGACGCAGACGTTCTACGAACTTATAGAACTTAACTTCATCTCGCGTGATCTCAGCAGATCTTCCCATATTGAAACCGGATTCGGCTTCCAATCTAGAAATTGGAACATTAAGAGACCTATAGAGTTTCTTCTGTAGGTACATAACATCTTCCATCTCTCCGAGGTTTTGTCCCCCATCGAGCGTGGTGATCTCAGTTCCTCTTCCACCTTCTCTACGAGGTAGCCAGTAATCTTCAAGCATGTGTTGATGATTTCTATCGTCTCGAATTTGACCAGTTGCAGAATCGTATGTAATCTTGTTACGATAGCGATTCATGATCTCTCGAAGATATTGTTCTGCTTTTTGCTTTGGCAAATTACCAACGTCGATATAAAAGATTCTACGCTCAGGAGCGCGAGAAATTCTATAGATTACTACTGCGTCTTCAATCTGACGCAACATGTTAAGTGGGCGTATGGCTTTTTGTAGATAACCAACCACACGCTTGGTTACAGAATCAACAACTCCGGAGTGTGCATATGTAACGCTGTCTATTGTAAATTTATAACCAGAAGGCGTGGTTGGATACATTGCTTCTTTGTCGGTATCGACATAGACATAGTATTCTTCTATACTCTTGATGAACGGAATAATTTGACCACCAGCAACTCTGTTTCTATCTTTTTCTATCTTACGAACCTTCTTGATCTTTATGGGATCAATTGGTATAAGAGAAATCAATCCACGCTGTGGGTTCTGTTTATCAATCTCTTTATAGTAAAACACTTTGCTATCAACATACCAACGGCGAAAGATCTCATGGCATTTGTTGGTAAAATCCAGCAGCTTTAAGACATGGTTGTATTCATAATACATTTTTGTTTTAATTGTGTCTGGTAGATTGACATAATCAAGATTCAATTTAACAGGCTTTCTGTCTTCGCCCATTACGATTGTTTCGTTTACTATGTCTTCTACCGCAGCATCAACTTCTGAGTGTAAAACCATGCCGCGATACTGACCAATTAATTGATTCTCATCCCTAATGGAACCGGAGAAGTCAATGGATGTGCCAAAGACTCCTCCGGTTTCAAATGTATATGAACCATCATATGGTTCAGGAGTTACTGGAATCTGTGATGATTCCAGAGTTTTTTCATCCTGATCTTTTTTCTTTCCAAAACTAAAACCAAAGACTTCAATTGCCATAATATAATTATCTTTTCTGTTATTCGCCGACTAATGATGATGTAGGGGGTACTATTAGGAAGTGAGTGTATGCGATTTGAACTTGGAATGATCCAAGTTGATTTGCTGCATTCATATCTAGGGTTATTGGACCAACCTGTACAGGCCACGCATTAAGAAGTGTTACTGTTCTAATAGAAGTATCACTATTATGATCCATCAACTCTACTGTAAGATCATTACAATACAATGTTCGATGTTGTCGTGTTTCGGATGTATTGGTATCGTGGTTATTAAACTGTTCTGACCAAGTATGAAACTTATCCCAAGTGCCCTTATCAGCAACATCATCCATGATGGTTACATTCCATTCATTATATGTTCTATCTCCTGGAAATTTGTAAACACGGCCACGGAAAGGAATTGGAATTATTCCGACTATACTCTCAGGCATAGTTGCTGCAGTACAGTGAGTATCTAAAAACAAAT